GGTCTTTCCTATGAGTGGATCTCAAGGATCAGCGGAGACGACGAAGAGTCCATCCGTTCCGATGCGGAATCACTCAAAAAGCTGGTGGGCAGTGGCCACACGCCGTTGCCGACCAAATCGACTGAAACGCCTCCGACTGACAGCAAGACTGCATCGTACAAGGCGCTTCTCGGAAGTATTCAAAACAACTAAAAACAACAAAGGAGAAATGACTTATGGCATTTACATCAGCAGGTTTCCCGGCCGAGATGGTCAAGGAAGTATTTATCGGCGCAAAGGGCCACAGCTCCATCGCTAAGCTCTGCGATCAGACCCCCGTCGCTTTCAGCGGCACAGACATCATGTCGTTCAGCTTCGATGGTGAAATCAACCTCGTAGGCGAAGCTGCAGCAAAGGCAGAACACAGCAACTCAAACGCTCCCATCAACATCGTTCCCAAGAAGATCGAGTATGGTGCAAGAGTTTCTGACGAGTTCATTCGCTGCTCTGAAGAGAAGAGGCTTGAATACCTCAAGGGCTTCAACGAAGGTTTCGAGAAGAAGATCGCTCGTGGTATCGACATCATGGCGATGCACGGAACCAACCCGAAGACAGGCGCGCTCGCAACGCTTCTCATCGGCAAGAACTCTTTTGACACTAACGACGACGTAACATCCGTTACTTATGATGCAACAAAGCTCGAGGAAAACCTCGACAGCGCAGTCGCAGCTATCGGCGATTATGAGAACACCGGTATGGCTTTCTCAAAGACTTTCGCTGCAGGACTCGCCAACATCAAGGAGAGCGGTGTTTCACAGTATCCTCAGTTCAAGCTCGGCGCTAACCCCGGATCCATGAACGGCGTTCCTTGCGACGTCAACTCCACCGTTTCTAAGGTCGCAGGAGAATATGCTTACATTGGCGACTTCAAGAACGCTTTCAAGTGGGGCTATGCCGACAAGATCAACTTCGAGGTTATCGAATACGGTGATCCTGACAATTCCGGAAACGACCTCAAGGGACACAACCAGGTTTACCTCCGTGCAGAGGCATGGGTCGGCTGGGCTATCCTTGACGGCGCTGCTTTTGCTCGTATTGAGAAAACGGGCAGCGGTTCCTGATGAAGTTTAGGAACGTCAAGACAGGCGTGGTCATTGAAACGGCATCCGTACTTGGCGGACCCTGGGAAAGAATAGACGGCGGCAAGGCTCCTGCAAAGGAGCCTGCCGTTGACGTTCCCGTCGCAAAAGCAGAGGATGTCAAGCCTGTCAAGAAGACGATCAGGAAGACCACAACAAAGAAAACTAAGTAATCGAGGGTAAAAAGATGGCAGATTATGCAACAGTTTTTGACGTAGTGAACCTTAAAAGGGAGCTGACGTTGACTGAACAGAACAGAGCCGAAAAGCTCATTCCGATCATCTGCTCTCTGATTAGATATGAGGCGAAGAAAACGGGCAGGGACTACGATCAGATGATCTATCAGTCGGATCTCGCGCCCATCATCGACTGCTTCACGGCAACAAGCGGCGTCGTGGCGGAGTTCACTCTGTCAAACGATCCTCAAGGCGACGTCATCGTCACGATAAACGGTGTCGAAGTCCCTTCAACGGATTATACGGTTTCGGGCAGGACGTTAACTTTCAACGAGCCCCGTGTGGGAGAGATCCTTGTGACTTACAGCTACCGCGTTCTTGCAGACATAGCAAAAGGCGTGGTGTGCGACATCGTCATCCGCGAGCTCAACACTCCGGGCGACATGCTTCCGGCGACTTCCTATTCAGAGGGAGCCGGTGGAGTTTCGCAGTCCTACTCTCTGCCCAATGCCAGCGGCGCGATCAAGCTCTGGCCTTCAGATTTGAAGACGCTCGGCTTGAGACGTCAGAAAATCGACGTCGTGGACCTTGTGCCTCCGAGGCCGTTGCCGCCTCCGCCTCCGAGGAGGTGGTGACATGCTCCCATCATTTTGCAAACAGGAGATCACGAGGATCCGTCCGGGCACGAAGGAGTCGAGAGGCTCCACCATACCGGACTGGAGCAAGACAAGTGAGCTTGTAATCAAGGGCTGTTCGGTTCAGCCTGCAACGACGAGTCTGTCTCAGGACGGGCGAGTCCTGGGCATTAACGAAGGCTGGACGGCATACCTTCCCGAAGGTTCCGACGTCAAAGCGGGAGACCGCATCAGGTTCGAGGGCGAGATATACACGATCAGCGGCGAGCCTAAGAAGTGGACCGCTGCGGGAAGGCTTTCCAACATACAGCTCAACTTAATGAGGTGGCAGGGATGAGCACGCGTTTGGTTTTCAACTCGGCAGGCTTTCGACAGATCTTACAGTCTGAAGGATGCCACGAGCTTGTGCAGGGGATAACGGATCAGATCAAGGACAGGGCGGTCGAGAATTATGCGGCCGTCAGTCCCGACAGTCTGGCCAAAGCCCTGAACCCGAACGGGGATCCGAACGCAGGCTTTACGGCACGGACTCAGATGGGTGGCTATGGCGGAGGCCGTTGGATCGGCTTCGTGTCAACGGCTGACGGATATGCGTCAGCGGCCGAAGCTGAAGACGCAGTCTTAACGAGGGCTATCACATGAACATATTGAAACAGGTCGACATAGAAAACGAGGTTCGGCTGGCTTTGACGGACTACTTCGAAGCCTACTGCAGGCCGCTTCCCGAAAATTACGGGCTCCCGTGTGTGCTCATCGAGCAGACCGGCGGAAGTTCGGGCAACACGATCGACACGTTCCAGGTCAAGCTCTCGGTGAGGGCTGAGACCGAAGCGGACGCGAACGAGTGCATGAGGGAAGTTCTTGGAGTGCTTGAGGTGAGATGTGAAGAGCAGTTCGGAGCCTTGAGACACATGTCACTCAACAGTCTGGCGAGCTGGGGGAACGATCCCGTCCGTCCGGACTTAAAACTTTGCACGGCGCTGGTCCTTGTGACCGCTCACCGTGAACCGTTCACAATACCAGAATCTTAAAACAGGAGGCTTTAGCTTATGGCAAGCAATAAGGTCAATCTGGGAATCGGCAAGGCTTCGGGCATGTTTTATACGGCGCCCGCAGGCACCGCACTCCCTACAGACAGCTCCTCTGCACTCACTTCATGGGTTGAGGCTGGAGCCGTAACGGAAGACGGCATCACATGGTCAACGGGCAAGGATTCAGAGCCCCTTCGCAACTGGGCAAAGCAGGTCGAGAGACTTGTGGCAGGTGACGAGGGCGGCACGGTCGTGGCTCCGCTCATGTATACCGAACAGAAGACGCTCGAGACGATCTTCGGAGCAGGCAACGTTTCCGTTGCAGCTGCAACCAGCGCTCACGGCAAGGTGACTTCGGTCACTGTCGAGGCTGGCGTCAGCGCTTCACCGATGGCTTTCCTTTTCGTTATGAAGGATGGCGACGATCTGATCTATCTCGGCACAGAACGCGGAATCGTCCGTGAGGTTGGAGACGTTTCCATGTCTCCCACTGAGGCGATCGTTTGGGAAGCAACCATCGAGGCTGATTCCTGGACGCTCATCAAGGACGACGGACAGACAACGTCTTGATTTTTAGGAGGGTTTTACCATGCCGGAACTCGTAAAGCCTAAAAGAGGCTATTTAACCGTCCCGATTTGCGGGAAGGAGTACAAAATCCCGCTCGCCAAAAACATCAAAGTGAAGCAGCTCAAAAAGATGACTGCTGCAGCGAAAGCCGGAGAACTTGAGATGCTCGACTTCATGATCGACTTCTTTTCTCAGTACGTTCCGGAAAGCGTTATTGACGAGCTTGAACAGGATGAACTGATCCAGCTCTTCAATTTGTGGAAAGCCGCAAACGAAGAGGGCGAAAGGATCAGCATGGGGGAATCCTCAGCCTCGCCGAGTTCGTAAATGAACACGCCGAGGCTATTGATTATGATCTCATGACAAGAACGAGGTATCAATTATCCGATGTGGGGGGAGCTCTTTCGTGGAGCTCCCTCCATTCATTCTTGATCAACATCGGCGGCGACAGTGCTCTCGCAAGAGACCTGGACAAGTCGACCGGATGGGATCAGACGATAAAGACGAACGCCATCCTGGCGGACATTTACGACCTGCTTCAAGTGATCAGGGCGGAGATCGTTGCGCTCGGAGGCAACAAACCAAGAAAGATAAAGCCGTACCCGAGACCGGGTGCGGATGAAGATAAAAAGCGCAAGCTCGGAAAGGGCGCGATGCCTTTGACGGAACTGCGCAAATGGATAAAGGAGAGACAGGAACATGGCTGACGGTAATCACATCGAAGTCGCAAAAGCGTATGTGACCATCGTGCCCTCAATGGAAGGCTCCCAGAAGACCATAGCGACCGAGATGGGCGCGGTGGTCGAGCCCGCCGCGAAGGAGACAGGCGAAAAGTCAGGCAAGAGCTTTGGTGAGTCTCTCGCTAAAGGACTGAAAACAACGGCGACAGTCATAGGCGCCGCCATGACCGCTGCGACCGCGGCGGCTGCAGCAACGGGCAAGGCTTTTGTCAGCGCTGCAAAAGACACGGCCGAATACGGCGACAGTATACAGAAGAACGCCCAGAAGATGAACATGTCCATCTCCGGCTATCAGGAGTGGGACTACATTCTCAAGAGAAATGGCGCTTCCATCGACGGCATGAAGACCTCGATGCTGAAGCTGACGAAGGCTGCCGAAAGTGGAGACAAAGCTTTTGCGGATCTCGGCATTACTGAAGAAGAGCTGAAGAACATGTCTCCGGAGCAGACCTTCAACAGGACCATTCAGGCCCTCCAGAACGTCACGGACGAAGGACAGAGGACGGTCCTTGCAAATAAACTGCTCGGCAAGGGTGCAACGGAGCTCGCGCCTCTGCTTAACTCCACGGCCGAAGAGACCGAAGCGCTGCGCAAGCAGGTTCACGATCTCGGCGGAGTCATGTCCGACGAAGCGGTCAATGACTCGGCAGCGTTCCAGGACAGCCTGACGGACATGGAGACGGCTCTGAACGGCGTCAAGCGCAACATGATGGCACAGTTCCTCCCCGGAATGAGCCAGGTCATGACGGGTCTGTCAAAGGTCTTCAGTGGCAACGGCGGAGTGGAAGAGATAAGGAACGGCCTGAAGGATCTGGTCGGCAAGATCTCCGGAATGGCTCCGACCTTCTTCTCAATAGCAAGTGAACTCATAAACGGCATCATCAGCGGTTTTGCGCCGATGATCCCTCAGCTCGTCAGCTCGATCTTCGGATTCCTGCAGACGGGCCTTTTGACGTTGGTCCAGCTAATTCCCCAGCTCACGCCGGTCATCACTCAGGGACTCCAGGGCGTGGCTTCGGCTTTGCTTACCTGCCTGCCTGTTCTCATCCAGGCATTGATAGACATGGCGAGTCAGCTCGTTCAGTGGCTTGCAAGTGATGACAACGTCAAGACTTTTGTGGACGGAATAATGCAGATCGTCAGCGTGATCGCTTCAGGTCTGGCGGATGCGCTTCCGATTCTTATTCCGGCGATCATCAATATCTGCGGACAGCTCGTGGACAGCCTCACCGATCCGAAAAACATCAAGAGCTTCGTGCAGGCGGCACTTACCATCGTGGGCGCCGTGGTCGTTGCTTTGGTGAAGGCCCTGCCTGAGATAGGTGGAGTCATTGTAAAGCTCGCCACTAACGTGCTCGGTCTTCTCAAGGATCTGGGCAGTTCCATCCTGGCTAAGATCGGGCCGTGGTTCACACAGACGATGGGCAAGATCGGACAGTTCTTCATGGACATCGTCAACAAGTTCAAGGAACTCCCGGGCAAGCTGCTCGACATCGGAAAAAACCTCATCACTTCACTGTGGA